CCTCCCAGCTGTCGGCGTCGATGCGCGAGCGGCGGATCCACGTGACCTCGCGGCCCGCCCCAACCCGCCGACTGCGCAGATGCGCGGGGCTGTAGGGCCTGAGGCCCACGCCCTCGAAGGCCAGCACCTTCTCGGTATAGCTGGCATCGTCGAGCGCGCGGCGCGCCGGCCCCACGCGCCAGTAGCGCGCCAGCCCACGGGCCGAGGCGGGCAGATCGACCTGCCCCACCGCCCCGTCGAGCAGGACGAAAAGGCTCCCCTCCGGCCAGATCGGGGGCATGTCGGCATCGGTGCCCTGCTGACCGCGCAGGCGCAGCCCGATCTCCCACAACTCGGGGCCGACCAGCGTCGCGTCGCGGAACTGGATCACCTCCCAGCCTGCGCCATCGCTCGCCCCGATCGCGGCGAGGTTCGCGCCGTTGAGCACCGCCTCCGCCTCGGCGGAGGAGAGCGCGCCGGTGGCGATCCGCACGCGCACCGCGCCCGAGCGGTCCCAGATGCCGGGTTTCGCCGCGAAAAGCGGGGTCTCCAGCGTGCCCGCAACTGCCCCCTGTTCGACCAGCTTGTTCAACTCGAACCCGTCCGGGCCGGGCGCGGAATAGACCGCCGCCGAGCCGGGCCAGGGATCAGCCGCGACCGCGATATGGGGCGCGTGCGCGACCTCGTCGCCGGTCAAGAGCGGCAGGTCGAGGAAGATGGAGGAAACCGGCAGCGGCGGCACGAATTGCGATTGGCTGATCGCCTCTTCGACCTCGTCGGAGGGGTCGGTCGTCGTCGGCTCCACCCGCACGGCCTCGATCTGCCGCAGCGCCCCTGCCTCGACCCGGTCGATGCGCCATGTGCTACCGTCCTCCAGCGCCACCATGTCGCCCGCGCCGAGCGACCGGCGCGAGGGCGGCAGCGCCAGTTTCACCACGTCGCGCGCCACCCGCGCCTCGGCCAGCCAGCGTTCAGCGATGGCCTGCCCCTCGGGGCCGGTCAGCGCCATGGGCAGGTTGGAGTCGTTGACCACGTCCGCCCCGTCGCCGGGATGCACGGCCTCGGAGACGCGTGCCTCGTAAGCCGCCTCGGCCTCGGTATAGCCGATGCGCAGGCGGCCCACGGTCTCGGCCTCGGGGGCGCGGATGCGGGTCAGCCCGCTTTTTCCGTCCTCGTCGATGGCGGTGCTCACCCCCTCGATCACCGCGGCGGGGCGCGATGGCAGGGGCAGGAAGACCAGCTTGCCCTCCCGCTCCACCGCGTGGAAGCCGTGCGCCAGCATCAGCGATTGCAGCCGCGCGCGGGCCGGTTCGGTTTCCCCCGACAGGTGCCCGCGAACAAGGCCATGCAGGCGCGAAACGTCATAGTCCTCGGCCCCCAGCCCGGCGCTTTCACAGATGTCGGCCACCACCAGGTCCAGCGGCGCGGCATCGAGCCGCCCGGTCAGCCAATGACCCCGGCGCCAGTTCTCGCCATCCGACCAGCGCGCGCGGTCGTTCGGGAAGGCCGGCCAGGGTCGCGCGTCCCAGGCCCAGGCATGGGCATGGTCCATCTCCAGCATCGGGCCGCCATAGATCTCGGAGACCGGATTGGTCGCCGGATCGTCCCAGTAGGACAGGACCGCACGCAGGTATTGCGCCTGCATCAGGTCGTCCCGCCGCCCGTTGGAGTGGCGCGGCATCGCGCTTTCGGCGCTCTTGGCGTCGAGAAAGGCGTTGGGCTGGTTCGCGCCCTTGTCGATGGCCGCGCAGCCGAACTCGGTGAAACGGATGGGTTTCGAGCGCGGCACCCAGGGGGTCGAGGCCGCATCGCTGATGAGCGCGACATCCGCGATCAACAACGCTTCGGCATCGGTTCCGAGCGCGCGCATGTCGACCGGGTAGAGGTTGACCGTGTCGCGATCCGGCCGAAAGGCAAGCCGAACCTCCCGCCACGTGCCGTCGGCGGTAAAGAGCTGCCGGTGATGGGCCCCGTCGTAATAGTTCAGGCTCGCGGTTTCCGGCGCCCCCGAGGCCGACTTGACCAGCAGGCGGAAGGTATAGAGCGCCCCGGGAACGACATCGATATTGGCGTAGCAGTAGGACGCGCCGGTCAAGTCGAAGACGCGCGAGGCAAAGCGCCCCGCATCGTTGACGGCGGCGCGATCCTCGATGCTCATGGCGGTTGCGCGAAAAGTGTCCGACAGGGCGTCGCCCGCGTCGAGGATGTCGCCCTCGACACCGCGATGGCGGTCGTAGTGGCGTTGGTCCCACCAATCGCGCAATGCCTTGACCCGGAACACCCAATCCTTGCCGAAAAGCCCATCGGTGATCGGCACCCGGCGCTGCGCGGCGCGGGCCTCGGCGCTCGGGTAGTACCAGTCGCCGCCCTCGCCGCCCTCGATATTGGCGCGCAGGTAGGCAAGGTCGTGGATCGTATCCCACTGGGCCGCATCGGCATGGTCGTGCCCGTCGCGCCAATCGGCCACGGGCATGTAATTGTCGATCCCGATGAAATCGATGTTCTCGTTTGCCCAGAGCGGGTCGAGATGGAAATACACGTCGCCCGAACCGTCCTGCGGGTGATAGCCGAAATATTCCGACCAATCGGCGGCATAGGTGAGCTTGGCCTCGGGCAGGAGCGTGCGCACCTCTGCCGCAAGGTCGCGGAGCCGGTCCACCGCCGGAAAGCCCAGGGCGTCGCGCATCTGGGTCAGGCTGCGCATCTCGGACCCGATGCAGAAGGCCTCGACGCCCCCCGCAGCCGCACAGAGCGCGGCGCAGTGCAGGATGAAGCGCGAATAGGACCATTCGTCGGGGCCGTGATAAGCGACCCCACCCTCGGTCACCGTGAAATCGGCAGCCGTGACCGTGCCGAAGAAGAACGCGGTGGCGACGGCGTTGGCGGCGGTGCCATCGGGGCTGCCCGGCTGGCCGGGGGCAAGATCGCCGGTGATGCGCCCGCGCCACGGCAGATGCGCCTGCTCGGCCCCGCCCCAGGGGTCGGACATGCCGTTGCCTTCGAGGATCTCCATCAGCAGGAAGGGGTAGAACATCACCTCCTGCCCGCCGTTACGGATGGCGGTGATGGCCTCGATCACGCTTTCATCGGCGGGCGTGCCGCCGTAGATCGGCCGCCCCTCGGCGTCGCGGGCGATCTCTTCGGCCTGCTTGCGCTCCAGCGAACCGACCGTCCAGGGGTGTTTCTTCGCCTTGCGGTCGCGGTCCTCGACCTTGGGCTTCACAGTACACGCACCCGCGCGCAGGTCGTCGCCGAACCACGAATAGATCAGCGAGACCGATGTGAGGTTGGGCAGCGTGTCGCGCAGCGTGGCCAGCGATTGCGAGAAATCCGACAAGCCGCCCTCGGCCGAGACATTGGCCGCCCCGCCCGACCCGAGCGCGCCGTCATAGGCGACGCGGCTGGTGGAGAGCGCGTATTCCCCCGTGCCCGGCATCATCGCCACGGCCCGGACCATCTCGGCAGCTTGCGGAGTGTGGGGGGCCTCGACCCGCGGGTTGCGCACCACCTCGAAGGCGAATTGCGGCACGCGGTTGCCATAGGGCGAGAGGTCCAGATCCTCGAACACGACATAGGCGATGCCGCGATAGGCCGGCACCTCGCCCGCGCCTTCGACCGCCTCGATCAGCGGGTCGGGCAGTTGGTCCTCGCCGCCCTTGTGCAGGCGCATGGTGACGGTCTCGCGGTCGATCTCGACCCCGTCGGCCCAGATCCGGCCCAACCGCGCGATCTCGCCCTCGCAGAGTGCGACGGCAAGGCTGACGGAATAGGAATAGCGGACGGTCTTGGGCTGCGGGGCCGCGCCCTTGCTGCCGCCCGATTTCTTGCGGTGCTCGACGAATTGCGTGGCCCAGATCACCTGACCGCCCAGGCGCATCCGCCCGAAAAGCCGCGCGACGGGCGCGCCCTCGCCCGCGCCGGTGATACGAAAGCGCTCGACGCGGCCCTGTTCGATCGCCTCGGAGCCCGCGCCCATCAGGCGCTGGTCGATCACGCGGCCGATCGTGGCGCCAACGGCACGGCCCAGAACCGCGCCCGTCAGGCCGAAGACCGAGGCCTGCGTCATGCCGCCAAGGGCCGCGCCCGCCGCCGAGAGGAGGAGTGTCGCCATGTCTCAGATCCTTTCAGGAAAGGCGAAGCGCGCCACGACGCGCCGCGCCCAGGGGCCGGTCAGGCGCGTCTCGACGACGCCATGGCCCGACCAGGCGTGGATGAAGCTGGCCCGGCCCGGTGCGGCCTCGGCCTGCACGCCCATGTGTTTCGCGACGCAGCCCGCCCGCATCCGGAACAGGAGCACGTCGCCGGGTGCGGCCTCGGCCGCTGGTTTCTCGGTCATGTGCCGCCGCGCGGCCTGCCAGAGGCGTTCCTCGCGGCCCGCCTCGGACCAGTCTTGCGTGTAACCGGGCACCGGTTCGGGCAGCGCGCCGAAGCGGTCGCGCCAAAGCCCGAGGATCAGGCCCAGGCAATCCGTCCCCGCCCCCCGGCACGAGGCCTGGTGCAGGTAGGGCGTGCCCAGCCAGCCGCGCGCGGCGGTGACGATCTCGGGCGCGCTCATCTGCGAGAGCCGCCGAAACTGTCGGAGCGGCGCGAGGGATGCGCGGCCATCCAATCCTCGCCGGGAATGTCGGGAAAGCCGCGGAAATTCAGCAAGTTCGCGAATTTCAGCTTGCAGGTCTCCATCCGCTTGTCGCAGCCGGCGCTCAGGCGCAGGGGCGTGCCCGGTGTCACCTCGGCGCGCAGACTGTCCCAGAGTTCCACCCGGCGGTTCCCGTCTTCGTCCAGCCGATCCCGCTTGATCGCCCCGCTGAGGCCCGCGCCGGGGCCGTCCTGCACCCGCAGAAGGCCCCGTTCGAACCAGCGCGGCTCGAAGGGCAGCGCGCCGTCGAAGGTGAAGACGCGCGCGTTCTCGACGGCGATGGGCGCGGCCTCGGTCCCGTAGCCGGGGGTGGACAGGTCGAAGCGGCAGGCCGCATCGCCCAGAACGGCGGAACAGGCGCGCTGGTAGACGCGCCCCTGCGGCCGGTTCAGCGCCTCGGACAGGCCCCGCAACTCGGCGGTGAAAGCGCCCTCGCCCCGGCTGATCTCGCCCAGCGTGCCACGAAATGTCAGCGCGCGGTTCTCGGGCGCGGCCCATTGCACCAGCCACGCCTCGATCCGCGCGCCGTCGAAGCGGCCCGCCTTGATATCCTCCTCGGTGACGGCGGCATCCGAGAGCGCGCCGACGGCCTCGGTATTGTCGACCGCAAGGCCCGTGGTCTGGCTCAGCGCCGCCGCCGACAGGCCCGTGCCCGCGCGAAAGGTGACCCCGTCGAAGCTCAGGTCGCGGTCATGGTCGGTGAAGCCGTAGCTGACGCCGTCGGCGCGGGTCAGCTTCCAGCAGCGCGCGACGCCGGTCGTGCCGGTCGCCAGATGCGCGTCGAGCCCCTCGACCCCGCTCATAGCCGGATCTCCACCACGGGCACGCTCAAGGCCTCGCCCGCCTGGAAGGAGGCGACGCTGGCCTGGATCGTGTCGGTGTCGAAGCGCACGGGCACGTCGAATTCGAACCCCGCCGTCACCTCTTCGCCCGCCTCGGGGGCGTCAGCGAAGGTGAGGGTCCCCGCCGCGTGATCGACGGTGTAATGGACGCCCTGCACCAGTTCCTCGGCCGAGACGCCCGCCAGAACGGTGCCTTGCACCGGCTTGGCGATGGGGCGGTCATAATGGATGTCGCCCGAGGCATAGCGTTTCGACAGGGGAAAGGTCGTCGTCACCCCGTCGCCCGTGCCGATCCGCTGGTCGCGGAAGCCCGGCGTTTCCGAGGGCAGGCAGGATTTGAAATCCGACCAATCCTTCCACCGGAACCCGTAAAGCTGCCCGCGCCGCGCCTCGAAAAACGCGATCAGCCGCGCGATATCGTCGAGCGAGCGCATCGCCACGCCCGCATCATAGCGGCGGCGCGACTGCGCCCAGGGGGTGTTGCGTTCCTCGAACCCGTTGGTCAGCGTCACCACCTCGGTGCGCCGCTCGGGCCCGCCGACCGAGCCGAAGCTCAGGTTGGCGGGAAAGCGAACCTCGTGAAATCCCATGTTTCCTGGCCTTTCTCAGCGGTTGCGCTGGCCACGCGCCAGCGCGCGGCCCATCTCGGCGGCGATCTGGCTCTGGCTGCGGCGGAAGCCCTGCACATCCGGCGTGGTGATGTTCATGGTGACGGAAACAGCCCCGCCGCCGCCCGCCGCCTGCACGCCCAGCCGCCCGTCCGGGCCGCGCGTCAGCGGCATGATCGCCTCGGGTCCGGCCTCGCCCATAAGGCCCAGGCCGCCGCGCATGGCGAAGGGCGTCGGCCCGCTGACCACGCCGCCGCGCGCAAAGGGCGTCACGCGCCCGCCGGAAAAGGCGCCGCCTTTCTCGAAGGGCAGGATCGAGGACATCAACCCGTTGATCCCGTTGGAAATCACCCCGCCGATCGCGGTCTGAACCGGGCGCATCGCGGCGTTGTAGGCGGCGTCGATCATGCTGGTCGCGACCGTGCGCAGCGCGTCCGACAGGCGCATCCCGTCGAACACCAGCCCATCGAAGGCGCGCCGCAGCCCGCCGCCGATGGCGCGGCTCATGCTCTGCACCTCGCGGTTGGTATAGAGCATCGCGCCCTGCATCCCCTCCAGTTCCGCCTGGAAGGCCGCGGCGATGGAGGTCGCGCCGGACAGCGTCGTCTCCAACTCCGCGATCTGCGCCTCGAACCCGTCGAGGTCGTCACTCATGTCGGCCATCGGCCCTCTCCTTTTCGGTTGGCTGGTCGGGGAAGCGCGCGAGCAGCGCGTCCAGCGTGTCGCGGCGCATCGGCGCGGCACCGGTCCCCTCACCCAGCATCAGAAGCAGTTCGGCGGGGGTCAGCGCCCAGAACTCGGCCGGACGCAGGCCGAGGCCCCGGATGCCCGCCCGCATCAGGGCGGGCCAGTCGAAGCCGGCCCGCCCCCTCATTCCGCCCCCCGGAAGGCCAGCGCCAGAAGCCGCGCGGCGACCCGCGCAGCCTCGATCACGCCGCCTTCGATCTCGGCATGGGCAAGGTCACGCAGATCGCCCTGCCAGCCGCCGCCGCGCAGACCCGCGCAGATCAGCGCAAGGACATCGCCCGCGCGCGGCCCATCGCCCTCGAAGCGTTCGACCAGCGCCGGCAGGCTGCCCGCGCCAAGGCGGTCCTCCAACTCGGCCAACGCGCCGAGGGTCAGGCGCGCGACATGGCGCTGGCCGTCGATAACCAGCGCGACCTCACCGGCATGGGGGTTGGCCATGGTCCCGCCCCTCAGATCGCGGTGAAGGTCAGCGCGCCGGCCGAGGCCATGGCCATCTCGTAGCTGGCCTCGCCGTCATGCGACCCCGCATATTCGATCGAGGTGATCTG